ACAATTAACGGCTTATCCAGATATGACAGCGAAGTTAATCGGAATCGGTAATGATATGACTAACAGAGTTAGAGGAGAAAAGGTACCATTCACAACTCTTGGTGAATTAGCAAGTAGAGTTGAGACAGCAGAAGTTGGCGGTTCTTACAAAGTAAATGTTTCTTACAAAGTTAAGAATGGTGTACCATCTAAATATCCAACTATCAAGATTGTTGAAAAACTGGAAGATGTTCCGTTTTAAGGATTAGTGACTATTAGGTCACTTTTTCCTTTACATAGTTTGGAGGTATTATGATAGTCTATGACTTTGAGGTGTTCAAGTATGATTGGTTAATATGTTACTTGGATACCAAAACAAGAAAAATGCATCATGTTGTGAATGACAGAGATGCGTTTAGAAAAATGTACGACAAATATAAGGACGAAGTGTGGGTTGGTTATAACTCAAGGGGATATGACCAATGGATTGCCAAAGGTATTTTGTGCGATTTTGACCCATTTGAAATATCTAAATTTATAATTGAAAAGAAGAGAAAAGGTTGGGAGTTCTCGAATCTTCTACATAAGTTTCCGATATACAACTATGATACCATGATTGGATTTAGGTCACTCAAAGAGTTAGAAGGTTTTATGGGTCATGATATTCAAGAGTCAGATGTATCATTCAAGATACAAAGACCATTGACGGATGCTGAGATAAAGAGTACAATCTTCTATTGTGAACATGATGTTATGGAAACATTCGAGGTGTTAGTTAACAAGGCCCATGAGTATGAGTCACATGTTGGATTATTACAAGAATTTGATTTCCCACTAAAGTACATGAGTAAGACTAAGGCTCAACTGTCAGCTTCAATACTTGGTGCTAAAAGTAGGAAGCATAATGATGAGTTTGAGATTACAATAGTTGATACTCTAAAGTTAGATAAATATAATCATGTTAGAAAGTGGTATGACAATTGGATTGATTCAGACCACAGCGATACGAAAGTGTCATATGGAAAATGTCTTAAAACTGAGATTGCTGGTGTACCACATGTGTTCGCATTTGGTGGTATACATGGTGCGTTACCAAAGTATTATGGAGAAGGTTTCTTTGTAATGGCGGACGTTGCGTCCTATTATCCAGCACTTATGATTGAGTATGAGTTCCTATCAAGAAATGTATCTAACAAATCCAAATATGAGCAGATTCGTGACGAAAGGATAATCATGAAATTGGCAAAAGACCCACGACAACAACCTAGAAAGATTGTTTTGAACTCAACATTTGGTGCATCCAAAGATAGGTTCAATCATCTATATGACCCATTACAAGCCAACAACATTTGTATAAACGGTCAACTACTATTGTTGGACTTAATCGAGAAGCTTGAGCATATGGCTGATTTAATCCAATCCAATACAGATGGTGTGTTGTTCAAGCTTAGGTCTGAGTCGGATTATGATGAGTTCGTTAGAATTTGTGAGTTATGGTCTAAGAGAACCAGAATGGATTTGGACTATGAAAAGTACACAAAGGTAATTCAGAGAGATGTAAACAACTATATCTTGGTTGATGAGTTTGGTGATGTGAAAACCAAAGGTGGTCATGTTAAGAAGCTTGATAACTTGGATAATGACTTACCTATTGTAAATAGAGCGATTGTAGATTATTTTGTGAACAGTACACCTGTTGAAAACACTGTGAATGGCTGTGATGACATGATTATGTTCCAAAAGATAACCAAAATAGGTGGAATGTATGAATATGTGTTCAAAGAGAACTCTAGAGGTGATTTGCATAAGTATACAACTTACAAGACGAAACAGAAGGTTCGTAACAAAGTTGTAGTCGAGAAGTGGAAAGAATCAGTTGATGATTCTAAATATGGTAAAATACTAAACACGAAAGTTAACAGATGTTTTGCGAGTAAGTTGAGTCAGCATGGAATGTTGTTAAAAAAGAAGGAAGGTAAAACTTCTTTGGATAAAATAGGGAGTACTCCAGATAAGTGTTTTATTTGGAACAAATCGGTTGTTGGAATGAAGGTGCCTAGTTACTTGGATAAAGCTTGGTACATCAAACTTGCAAAAGACAGGATTAAGGAATTTATAGGTTAGGTGATTGTTATGAAGTTATTCAAGGGTTATATTCTATCAAAAGGTAAGGAACCTCTTTCGTCAATAAAGAATGGCGAATATCTTGCCGAACCACCAGAGAATCACGACTATGTTGGTGTACTTAAAGAGGGTATAATCCAACTTGACTTTGATGATGAGGATACCTCAGATAAAGTCATGAAAATCGTAAATGAGTACAAACTTAAATGTGATGTTTTGAAAACGAGTCGTGGTGTTCACCTATACTTCATGAATGATGAGCATACAAAATCTCAGAGTGTTGGGATATTCAATGCTATGGGGTTGAAGTGTGACATTGGACTTGGTACTAAATCTAGAGTGGTTCCACTGAGAACTACAAGGCAGATTGAAACCAATAGAATAGTGGATGGGGTAACTACTCCTTCATTGGTGAGTGAGACTAAAACCAGAGAATGGTTACAGACTTACACTGAATTAGAACCGATACCACCATTCTTTAGACCAATGAGTAAGATAGATTATAGGTTTGATGAAACTGAGAGTAGAAATCAAACATTATTCGAATATATATTACAACTTCAATTCAAGGCTTATACAAAAGATGAAGTTAGGAAAGTAATAAAAGTAATTAACAAGTACATGTTATACGAGCCATTATCTGACAGAGAGATAGATATTATCACTAGAGATGAAGCGTTCACAGAAGAGTTGTTTTATGGTGAAAAGGGTAAGTTCTTACATCATAGGTTTGGTGACTACATGTTGGCAAACTCAAACATACTTCTGATTGATAACCAAGTTCACATCTACACTACTGATAATCTATACTCAAATGATGCTATGGAGTTTGAGAAGCAGATGCTCCAAAAGATTCCATCATTAAAGGACAATCAGCGTAAGGAAGTGTACAAGTATATAGCATTAAAGGTTCGTAAAAAAGGTGAGTTCTCAAATGCAAGGTATGTTGGATTGAAGGATACTATATTGGACATCCAAGAAATGACTGAGTTTGAGTATACACCAAAATGGATTATAAACAATAAGATTCCATTCAATTACAATTCAAATGCTTATTCTGAGGTGATGGACAAGACATTAAACAATGTGGCATGTCACGACCCACAGATAAGAAAGTTACTTGAAGAAATGATTGGATACACACTGTACAGAGCCAACACAATGCAGTCATGTTTCATTTTGACTGGTGAAGGTTCCAATGGTAAGTCAACTATACTCAATATCATCAAGAGGTTGCTCGGTAAGGGTAATTACACTTCATTGGATATGAGAGAGTTGGAAGAGACTTTTAAGCCAGCAGAGATGTATAATAAGCTTGCTAACATAGGTGATGATATTTCCAACAAGTACATGGAGAACTCATCAGTATTCAAGAAGGTGGTTACAGGAGAGTCGTTTATCGCCCAAAAGAAATACGGTCAACCATTTGAGTTGGAATGTTATGCAACACAAGTTTTCTGTGCCAATGAGTTACCTCAAGTGAGTGATAAGTCAGATGGATTCAGTAGACGTATTGTAATCGTACCATTCAATGCGAAATTCAGCAAGGATGATGTAGATTACGACCCATTCATTGAGGACAAGTTACTTGCGGACGAGAGTGTCGAATACCTTTTGAAGATAGCAATTGAAGGTCTTAGAAGAGTGTTGATAAATAGGAAGTTTACGAAGTCAGATGTTGGTGAAAAAGAGAAGCAAGAATATAACATGTTAAACAACAATGTATTGGAATGGTTGGATACCAAACCTTTAATCGTTAATAATGCTATTTCTGAAATCTACTTGCAGTACAAGGTCTGGTGTGGTGAGAGTGGTTCACATCCTGTGAAGAAGTTGAATCTGAGCAAAACGATAAGAAAAGAATTAGGGTTGGTTTCCAAGACAAAGACAATCGATGGGAAATCAGTTAGGATATATGCGGAAGGAGTGTAGTATGAAGAATGGAAAGTTAGAGATAAATACTCTGGAGGTTGCTGGTCTTGAATCAGCAATGCTTGGGATGAGAAATCCAATGAACAGTTGGAAAAAAGCAGATACCGTTGATGGCGTGATTGGTGAGAATGACATGGTTCTTGCCACAAAGCTTGTAAAGGCTGGTTCAGAACATGCCAAATTCTTGAGACAGATTCATGTTTGGATGAATGTCAACATGCCTAGATATTGGTGGTCTGAGTTTGATACTTACAAGTACAACACCAAAAACTCATGCTCGACAATGCATAAGTTGGTGGCTGGTAAGGAAATCACATTGGACATGTTTGAGTATGATAGATTAGATGAGGATGTAATGAAGGTTGTTGTGAAAAAGTTAAATCGACTTAGAAAGCATTACAAAGACAACAAGCTCATTGGAAACGTAGATGGTATGGACTATTGGTTAATCAGAGCGAAGCAAGTACTTCCAGAGGGATATCTTCAATTGAGAACTGTTGACACGAATTATGCCGAGTTGATGAACATCTATCACCAGAGAAAGAACCACAGGTTAGAACGAGAATGGCAAAGAACTTTCTGTAGATGGTGTGAGTCATTACCGTACTTCAAAGAACTTTGTATTGACCCAGTGAAGGAGGACTAATTATGAAAATTACAGAAATTAAATGGGAAAATGGTAAAAAGTACAAAGTAGAATACAGAGATGAAGCCTTTGAAGTGATTGTACACTTTGGTAATTTAAAGTATACCGACGGAACTAGTGGAAATTTATCATTTGAATGGTTCCTAAGAGACATTTTAGAAATGGAATTTACAGAAGTTATAGAAAAGGAGGACTAATTATGAAAATTTCAGAACAATTACTATTATTGGCAGTAAAGCAGTCATTAACAGAATCGATAGTATCACCAATTATTGTGTGTGATGCAATACTAGAAAACAAGAGAGATATCTCAATTCTAACTCTTAGGAAAATTCAACAATTAATCATTGACAGAGTTAAACTAGGTGAGATATCTGAAATAGATATATTAACATGGGATAAGGTATATGACACTATTGCAGAAATGATTGGAGGGTACCAATGGTAGAAATTATAAAAGCTGATAAAGTTTGCGGATGGGATATGACACAACTACAGAGAGATGTATATGAGCAAAAGTACAGACATCATGGTGAATCATTTGAGGAATTTTTAAATAGAGTTTCTGGTGGCAACTATGCGATTAAAGAGTTGATTAGAAGTAAGAAGATAATGCCAGCTGGCAGAATACTATCAAATCGAGGGTTGAGTAAGTTAGGTAAGAAAGTAACCTTATCAAACTGCTATGTAATGACTCCACCAGAGGATAATTTAGAATCGATATTTGGAGTAGCTGGAAAGTTAGCCAGAACGTATTCGTATGGTGGTGGATGTGGAGTGGATATAGGTAAACTAAGACCAATGAACTCCGTTGTTAATAATAATGCTCTCACTACTAGTGGAAGTACCTCATTTATGCAACTGTACTCTACTACAACATCTATAATAGGTCAAAAGGGTCGTAGGGGGGCATTGATGATTTCAATACCATGTGACCATCCAGATTTGGAAGCGTTCATTGACATTAAGAACGATTTAAATTCCGTTACTACTGCCAATATATCAATAAGATTCTTCAATGATTTCATGGAAGCGGTGGTTTCTGACTCCGAATATAAGTTGTACTTTATGGTTGAGGATACTGGACAAGAGATATCTAAAGTGGTTAGGGCTAGAGATGTTTTTAGAAAGTTTTGTATAAACAATCATGATAATGCGGAGCCTGGGGCAATATTCTGGGATAGAATCGAAGATTGGAATATAGTATCGAATGATGATGAATTTACATTTGCGGGAGTCAATCCATGTGCAGAGGAGCCATTACCAAAAGACGGTTCATGTTTACTAACTTCAATAAACTTGGCGGAGTTTGTAACAAATCCGTTCACTGAACATGCTCAATTTGACTATGTTGGTTTCTCAGAGGTAGTCAAAGAGGGTGTAATATTCCTAAACGAAGTGTTGGACGAAGGATTGCCTTTACATCCACTTGAGGAACAGCGAAAAACAGCCAGTGATTGGAGACAAATTGGTCTAGGTATAATGGGGTTAGCTGACATGTTAATTAAGCTTGGAGTAGCTTATGGTAGTCCACACAGCTTGGAAATATCAAGTCTAGTGTCACAATGTATGGGAGATTCAGCTTTGGAACAGTCAGCACTGCTTGCAAAGGAACAAGGTGCATATCCTAAATATAAGGAAGATGCAGTGTTATCATCTGAATATGTGTGTAGTACCGCAAGTATTGAAACCATGGGATTAATAAAAGAATATGGACTTAGAAACTCCCAACTACTTACGATAGCACCAACTGGCTCATTATCAACAATGCTTGGAATATCGGGTGGGATTGAGCCCATATTCAACATATCGTACACAAGGAATACAAAGAGTCTAAATGATGGCGAAGATAGTTTCTATGAAGTGTTTACCCCAATTGCTTCTGAATATATGGAGAAAAAAGGGTTGACAAAAGATGAAATTAGTGATATAGTAGTTACATCATCAACATTAGATTACGGTAACAGGCTTGAGATGCAATCTGTGTGGCAATCAGCAATAGATGCTTCAATAAGTTCTA